AAGTTTTCTCTAGAACGCCCCGCGCCTCTCGAAAATTTAAAGAATCATTCACATAATTGAATATTACTCTTCACTCTTACGCAATATCTACCTCTGCCCCAGCTAGACAACATGTCTCAACAAAACAATGCACGCGTCTCAACCGCTTCTCGCACCAGTTCCGTCGAACTCCGCACTCCCGCTGCCATCGCCGCAATTGCCAAACGCTTTGCCCCTGTTGTTTTCCAAACTGACGACACGCCTGTCCCACCATCCAATGCTGACTACTTCGCACGTATGAACATGCCCTCAAACATCGAACTTGACTCCGGTGACTATGCTACTATTGATGTACAATTTGACACACGCTTCATTATGAACTACATCCTGTACCATGCTACTAACCGCGCCCCCGAAATGAACTTCAAAGGACACCCCTACGCTACGCCTCTCTCCTATGCTGGCTATTGTCTCACTCTGCTATACACTTTCATGTTAGCTGTTGACGTAACCACTCGCCCCGAGAAATCCTGGCACGCTGCCCGATTTATGTCTGACGCTGAACGCAAAGACCTCTATGACGTCCTTCTCTCCTCCAGAGTTCCCACCTGGTTTGTCGACCTTCTAATTGAATTCGCTCCTGTATTCGATCCCCGTCGTAACAACATCCTCATGGTCCCAACTCTTGCTGGCTACATTCACAACATTGATTTTGGTCGAACCTTCCCCCCGTCCATCTTCTACTCCGCGCACCATCTCCTGGCTTCCACCCGCACAAACCTGGATCCAGACAACGTTATTGATTCCCTCATGGGTACGCCCCTGATCAATCATGGAACAAACGCCTACACAGTGTCCAACTATCTTGGAACCTGGTATGACGCTGGCCACCACCCCAACTTTGTTAATCAAGACTACATGTCTTTCTTTAACCCTCTTGTCGGCCGATTCCTCACACAACGCCCCACCTTTGCTAGACTACCCTTCTCTCCTGAAGACCTTGCTGATAACGGTATTGGTAACATTTATACCACATTCCTACTCGCATCTGATGAAAACATCTCTCTTGCAAACACTCTTTACACCGCCATGTCTACTTTTGTTTTATCTGACGAGCCCAATGCTCCCCAACTTGGTTCTGTCCTCTCCTCACTATCTGGTTCTCTCCTCCTATCTCACTCCATAGAACCGATTACTCTTCCCACCTGGACTAAGGCTACCTACGTATCCGATATAGACCCATCTCTCGTCTCTGACTCAAAGTTCGTCTCTGACCACAACCTGTTTTCCCGTACTCCTAAGTATGAGAAATCCACGCTCTTCCCCAATGATGGAAAGACCATTACAAGTCTTTACTATCTTGTTACAAAGAAGAAGCACGATGCTAATGACAACCCCACGTCTCACCTTTCTTTTAAAGGTAAAGATTCTGTCACTCCTTACGTTCTGTACTTCCAACCGTACGACGTTTCACCCTCCTCCCTTGGCCTCACCATAGCCGCAGGACTGAAAATTGAACTCGCTGAAATTTCTGGCTTCACCGTCCCAGTTGAACACCCCGAAAGCTCACTCCTCGATAATAATTCCCAGTACCTACAGTCTGCTATCCGCGCCAACCTCATCGCCCCGGTCAATGATCGCTCTACTGCTGCCGAAAATAGCTCCCTTAACCTAGCTAGATCTGGTCTTGATTCCACTTTACAAGGTATCACTGCTAGTTTCATTTCTACATGCAAAAGCGTTCTCCCTTTCTTCGATAACGAAGGAAACAATCTTGGTGATAGTACTGATTTGTCCAAATTTGGACTTACTCCCGAACTCCACCATGTTAGCCCCTTTGCTGGCTTTAATGTCAAAGCAGGCACTAATGGACAACTACTCTCTACTGAGAAGTCAATCCACCTCTGGTCCTCTTACCGTGTTGTACACACTAAGAAGAACCCCGCCGCTCGCGACATCTCCTTCATTGCATCATTCCGCCCCATCTACGGCACGAATGTTACGCTCTCCCGATCTAAGAATCCCTCTCTTATCATTCCACACTGAACATTTTGAATACTCCTTTCCTCTGTATTCTTTTCTTATGTTCGAAACTCGATTATAGTTTTTCGCTGGTTTTGATTTTGTTTTTTTTTGTTTTAGTTTTAGTCTTCAACGACTATATTTGCTTTTCAATCTAACTTTTTACACGTATTCAACATACACC